GATCAGTTCCAAACAATGAAGCATCGTTAGTTCCTTTGTTTTGTTGTTTCATCCGCTCCATTTCAACCTCATTTTTGTATATTAACGATTGCGCTTCAGCCATCTTTTTTAAGATAGGACTCAGCGACTCCTCTTTGGCCTGAAGGGTTATTTTTTCGCGAAATGCATTGTTTGCTGCCTCTTGCGCTTTGGCAATATCTTGTATGGTCGACTTTTCGGTTATTGCTTTAGGTAAATACTCACCATACTTTTTATTGATTTCGTCAATAAGTGTTTTGCGCTCGGTGTTTTTGGGGTTAAGTTTTTGCAAAACGGTCAACTCTCCATTCATTTCTGACTGAGATTTGCGCATCGTATCGCTTAGTTTGGATTGCTGATTAGCAGCGTCCTTAGATGAGTCGCGCCATATTTTAGTTCCAACTGCCAGCAAAGCTAATCCGCCAACAAACCAAGTAACCGGGTTGGCTAACATTGATGCTGTAACTGCATCGATTGCCACTCTTAATCCACCTGCGCCCAATGTAGCTGATTCTTCAGCTGCTAACATTGCCTTTTTACCAAGTACGTTGGCATAAGTAGCAACGGTATTGCCAGATAATGATGCGGTCATTAATTTAATACGTAATCCAGCCAACAAGTATGCAGTAGAAGCGGATGCTAAAATTGCTACTCCAGTATTAATTACTTGATTATGCCTATCATAAAAATCAATTATTCCGGCTCCAACCTTTATTGCTTTTAGCTGCATATCTTGAAGTGTTAGGTATGCGGGTTGAAGCTTTGTTCCGATTGCGGCTGTTTCTTGCGTAATTGCATTTTGCCTTCGGTTGCTTTGGCTTTGAAAGCTGTTGGTTGACTTTTCTAACCCTGCTCCAAAAGTGCGCTCTAATTCAGCCGCAAAACGTGGTAGAAAATCAACAGCCATTAGTTCACCGTCATCCATCATTTTGTTGAGCCTTGCCTGGCTCACTCCCATTGCACGAGCTGCAATGGCAAATGCTCCAGGTATGCGCTCGCCAATTTGACCCCGCAACTCCTCAGCCTGAACCTTACCCTTACTCATTATTTGGCCCAATGCTAAATATACTCCTTGGCTATCATCTGCACTTAGGTTCATTACCCGGTTGGCCACATCAACCTGCTCATACATTTTGCGAATTTGGTTCATGCTGTATGGCACGCCTTCCATGCTGCCTAAAAATGTTTTATAGCCTTTAGTGGCCGCCATAAGGTTGCTACCATGCTTAGCAGTTAAATCATTAAGGTATTGCAGGTTTTTTGCCCCTTCTTGTTCTGATTTTGAGGCAAAACGGATTGCGTTAGTGAGGCCTTCCATATCGGCACTTGTTTGCACGGCTTGTTTGCCATACATTGATAAGCTGCCAACGGCAAAAGCTCCTGCAATGGTTGCTCCAACTCTTTTAACCATTTGATCCAACGTGCGCGTTTGGTTCTGCGCAGTGGTCATACCGCGGCCAAAAGTGCCGTCATTTAAATCGATTTGATATTTAAGTAAGTGTTTCATCTGTCAATAGATTATTGACAGGAAAAAAAATTATACGAGGGCGTAGTATTCTTCGGAGTATTTGTTGATTTCCTCCAAAGTAACTTCATAGGCTTCCATTGCCTCTTCTTTAGTAAATGTGCCGTCTTCAATACAATCTAAAGCAGCAAAAACAACAAACTTCCTAGCCGTATCTGGAGATACCGAAAGTTCAGCATGCATTTCTGTTGTTAACTCTTCTTGATATGTACTTTTTTTGCTCATTTAATGCCTAAATACTGCTCGAATATACTTTTTTGTTTCCTGTTTTTCAAATTAATATTTCCATTCCAGTCGCTATTTAATAGCAACTGCTTACCATATGGTGCCTCAGCCCATTTATTCATAGGGAAATTAAAGCCTTCGGGATTCTTTTTGAGAAATGCATCGTAAATCCGTTTGGCCGAATTGTAGTCTTTGTCTGAAATTCTGCCTTTTGCATCGGATAGTATTTGAGTTGCATCATAAACTCTATCAGCCGAAAAGCCATATTTGGCCCAAGCATAGCCACCAACAGTAATATTAGCATGAACTTCAATTCTCTTAACCTGAAGCTTTTTATATTGAGTGTAAAAAGCTTTTAAAACCCCTTTGCTTATGCCCGACCCTTGAAGCGTTTTAGGTAGGGTAAATAGCGAATGCTCAACTACAAGCTCGTTATTTACTGAGCTAAATTTTCGAACGATGTTAATTGTGTTGTCTTCAACACTGCCGGTTAATGAAACTGTAAACAAGGTGCCAAATCTGTTTTCTTCGTGAAACTTGACTACACGCTGGCTCCATTTTGGTTCTTGTGCTGCAAACACGCTATCCAACTCATCAATCAACTGTTTTATATTAAAGCCTTTTGCCTTATTTTTAAATTCAGCTAATACTTTAACAGGGTCGTTCAATACAATATTGCTGGCTTCAAATTGAATATCTCTACCGATTAAATTTAAGATATCTGCCTTTGTAACAGATGGACTCCTTTTAACGGATGGACTTAATTTTTCTACCTTATTTTTGATAATATTAACTGTAGTTGAATTTACATTACCAAAGTATGGGTGTGTGTCAGGAAATACTACACCATCAATAGCAATATTGCCATCAAACATGCCTTTAGGCTCCTGAAGGTCACCTAATACTTCATCGGTGGCATCGTCTACTGTTTCAATTATATTGCTGCGCTCACCCCAATGCAACGGTAACCAATAACGTTTCCAACCTGGCCAGCTTTTGGGTTTAACTAATCCATTAAGGCTATGGCATATTTCAGTTGTCCTGTCATCAATGGTTGCTCTAAATTTAAGCATTGCATCGTTATCATAACTTTGCCACTTAGCAATCATTTGGGCTCCAACAATGGCGTTTTCGTATTCGGCTCGTAAGTAGTTGATATTGTAAATTTGATTAATACCTTGAACATCCTTTAAAAACTCATTAAAAGACTTAATATTACTATCACCATCTACTAGCAATAATGAAGCTTCTTTTAACTGTTTGTATGTTTTAAAACCCGAAAAAACCCAAACGTTTTTTTGCAAAGACTCTATGGTTCTAAAATGCAAAGACTCTATATCGTGGGCGTTGTATTTTGTATCAAAGCCAATACTAACTCCGGCCCATAGTTCTTTAGCTATATGGGTTAATAATGGGCCGTGCAGGTATTCAGCAGTAATTTTGCCATCATACAAATCTTGCATGGCGCTGCGAAATACTTCAGGCAACCCATCCATGTACTCACTACTCAGGTTATTAGAAAAGCATATAACACACATTATTCAGTTTCAGAGTTAAAGTGGTTGTACATAGCAAGAATGTCTGCGTGCATTTTGATAATTGCTGCCGCATCATTCTGCGGTTTTTTGCCGTCTTCGTTTTTCTTCTTCTTATCTTCAGTTGGAGGCAAGGGTTGTGTTGTTTTTTTGCCTGTAATGCGTACACCCAACTCGCTTGTAATTTGCTCTTGATCTACTTCGTACCCTATGTCACTTACTGTTTTAAATAAATCGGCTTTTTCTTTAGGTTCAAGTACTTTAGTGTCGTCAAAAACCACTTCATGATCAGGGCCAAATGGCATCCCAAACATAATGGCAAGCATTGGTAGTAGTTCATCATTAACTACTGTTAAAACATCTAAGTCATCATCAGCACTTATCTCATCTTGTGTTTTATGAATAATGGTTTCTGATTTACCGCGGCTACCTTTTTCGTTCACCTGTTCTGCGTGGCCATTGATATAGATACTTACCTCTTCATTAACTGCTTTTCGTTTTTCGTTAAACACCTGAAAGGCATCTTGTGTGCGCCCTTCTTTTACTTCCATTTTGGCATCGCCCGGAACAATGGCATAGTTAGCTGATCCCATTTCGAGCGCGAAGCTTTCAAGTGTATCAAGTAATTTTTTATCTGTAGCGGTTGTGCTAATCCACCTCAATGGCACACCAAAGAGTTCTTCAAACTCATCCCAACTGGCCCATGAGTGTTTGCGCAGCAGGTATGGATAGGCTAAGTTTTCGTACATCCCTAAATCTTCGGGCTCGCCAACTGATATGAATGATTGAGCAAATGGTCCTTCTAAATAACTAATGCCTGTGCTATCGCTTGGGTTCTTTACGATAATGCCTTTTTCAGGTATTACATGCTCAGGGTACACGAACTTACATTTAATCCTCCCTTTATTATCAAAGGTGAAATAAATAAGCCTGTGGCCGTAGAACTTAGCATCCATTACAAATTGACGAAATTCCCTGAAGAACTTTTTTTGCAGCAGCTTGGTTAGCTCCTTGTCTTCCTCCCCAGTTTTGGTATTAATTACCTTAGCCTTGCGGTTTTTAATGCGATTAACGCGTTGGTTTTTTTGGCCACGTATAAACAGATCGGTATCGATGTCTTTATAGAACTCAACCAATCTTAACCTATTAGGGTTGTGTAATGACAAGGCATTAGTTCTGGCCAACTCCCACTCAGCGGTTTCTTTTCGCCAAAGGCTGTGTTGAATCCTTATTAAGCTTTGTAAGAATCCTGAAGCATCGACTTTGCTAACTTGTTTTTTTGGTTCTGATTTGAACATATATTATATTATAATCTGCGTGTAACTTTTTTTGCTCCTCCAAACCTGAATGTTCCTGAAGGCTTGCTTCCGGGTATAAGAGGCAGATCGGGGTTAAGTTGGTTATTGGCAACCATACGCAACCACTCCATTGCTGTATCGCGATTTGTTTTGCACCATGCCGGGATATTTTGTGGGCTTATGCGTGTTTGTGCAGCATATATTGTTAAGTCAACTACATATTTCACCAATAACTGGTGCCGGGATGCTGCTGTTTGTGTAAATATGCTATTTACATCAAAACGACCACTAAGGTAACTGCGACACTCAGCAATGGCATAACTCTCTGCATGTTGAATGCTTGGATTATCGGTAACCAATATTTTTTTTAAAGCCGAATTAAGTGTGGCATCAAAATCACTATCAACTAGGTATATCATGGCCTTGTTTGTTTTTATAATTCGTAAAGTCTGCTTTGAGTTGGTTGTATTTTTTTAGCAGGGTATCGTACTCTTCTTGCAGCTTTGCGTATGAGTTTTTAACTTCTTTTAACTCCTCTTCGGTTTGTTCAACCTGCTTGCGTACGCGTTCAATTTCGCCTCTTAAAACTTGTATTAACTCAAGTAAAATAGCATCGCTTTCACGCTTAGTTCTTTTAAAAAGCGGAATGAGTCCAGGTATGGTACCTGCTGCAAATCCAATCAACATTTCTTTGTAGTCCATATTATCTTCTTCTTGAGCGTCTTTGTCTATTTGTTGTACGGCCAGTTCGCCCTGTTGACCCATCTTCGCTGTGTATGTGCTGCTGTAAATAATACCATGCACCTTCAGCCGCATCCGGAGCATCATCAGGCGTTTTATACCCAGGCTCAATACCCTTTAGTTGATTTAAGCCGGTAATCATATCGGGGTTGTGAATTTCGGCAGCGTTGTATGCTACCTCGCCCAAATAGTAAATAGGCTCCATAGCTACAATACGCATGTATTTGTCAGGCTTGTCGCGCATATCTCTCATGATGTACAAGTGCGCTTTGTGTGATCTGTTAAACTCAACCAGCCCTGTTGTAAATGGATCGTTGTAAAATTGGTTCTCAATGTACCAATGTATACCTACGCCACCGGGTAATTGCTTTTGGAACTCCCACATCCATGCGTACACATCATGTAAAGGCGCTTGTCGTGTGAACATTTTAATGCAATGGCGTTCCCTGCCATATAAGCCCCAAATAGATACTGCCTTATAATCACTTGTAGGTTTGTTAGTGAAAGATGGATCGAAATAACCCACAA